CAGGTTTCCATGTCGTGTCGATCCCTGCCAGAACCGGCAGTGATCGCGTGGGAGGGTACAAACCCCCGTATCTTCCGCGCATCATCGATAGGAAGCCAACGCCCCCGAGTGTCCTTAAGGCGCAGGAACGCCTCAACGACATCCTGAACCGGAGTCTTGTTCCCAAAGATCTCCGGCCCAGGCCTCGGGAGCTTCAACTTCCCTGGTTTCATGGCCTTTGGTTCACACTGTCGATACCCCCCTCTGGACAGCCAGTACACTTTATGCGCACGTATCGCTACGTACGCATTCAGCTGTCTCAACGGCACAAAGACGGCTCCCTCGACGGGCTCATCACTCCAACCGAGGTTGGAGCAGATGACCGCGTCGAGTCCGTCCCTGAGTCGCCGGAACAATTTCGCATCGTCCGGAGCGAAGAAGGTATCAACACGTGTGACGAATCGGAAAGGGTTAACAGTTGGGTCTTCCACCAACTGTCTCAAGGAAGCCCGAACGGGCTTGGGGAGGGAACGCATTCCCTTACTGGGATGACCCAGGCCTCCGAGAGCAGCGGTAAGCTCTGGAGGTCTCCCAAGTCTCCGTGCCCTGGCACGAACACCCTTGAGAAGGACCCGGCAAACGCGGCGCAACGAAGACCATTGCACCACGTCATACTTCGCAGCTTTGCCGGGATCCATAACCCCATAACCGTCTCTCTGGAATTGCTTAAGGGGATATGGGTTGAAGAAGCGGACCGGGCCGGAGCCGAGCCCGAACACCTCGCAGAAGGTGAACCCCTTCGTCCCATAGAAAGACTTCCCTTTATGCAATCCAGAACCTACCGCTACGACTCTGCGCTCGTAGGCGGTAATACTCGGAGGCCTGCAGGCCGAGACAACATCATCTCCGCAGATGCGTGTCTTCGGCCCCAATGGCTGGCAAGCCCATCCGTTGATCACAGACAACACTGTGAAGGAGAGAGGAGTACCCATCAAGATGCCACGGCGAAGTGGCACCATGACGGTCCTCCCTCCTTTGCCATCAACGGACCGGAAGAGCCCGAGTATCTCCTGGTGGTGTTCGGTTGGGAAGGCATCCAGACGGTACTGGACATAATGCACCCGTTGGCCAACGCCAAGGCATTCGGCCGCAAGGTCGTACCAGCCTTGGCCAAGGCCGGCACGAGTCGCACCGCGGAGTACGGCACGAACTGCATTATGATAGAACCCGTCTGTAGCCTTAGTGAGGTCGGCCGAGAGGAAGGCCTCACCAGCTGCCAACCGGAGCTTATTCGCACGAAGGTCGGTGACCAGCATCTCATCATTGACGGACTCGATGAAGGGACGCACCCGCTTGTCAGCTTTCATGACAGCGGGCCACAACCTCTGGCGAAGAAGATCTCCAATTGTGAACACACCTCCAGGAGGGACGGTTATGATTCTCGCCTTACAGCCTTGTTCTGCGATGACCGTCGCCTTATGGATCACTCCATAAGCCTCAGTCAGAGGATCACCCTTTGTAGGGTGCGAAGAGGTGTACTCCCTGATGGAAAGCAAGCAGCCAAATGCTTGCAGGAAGTCAGCGTACGCCTCCTCGTGGGCACCAGACACGTCCCCGTCCGGTACCTCCCTCATGCGACGCATCGCAGTCCAAGCCTGTCCAAAGAGGCTATCGGACGCTGGAGAGTTGGGTACGAGTTCACGAAGAGACTCGATGCACTCCTCGAGGGACCAGAACATGGCAAGTTCATCGAGCCCGCCATATTCCTCCTCGATCAAAGAGCGCAGGTATCCATCATAACCACCCAACTTTCCAGAGCCTCCCTGGACAGCGTTCTTACTGTGGGGCGAGAATTTTCCTTTTCGTTTTCTCAGGAGGCCGCGGGTGAAGAGGGAATAGGCGTACTCCTCGATCTGATTTACCACATCAGACGGAGCCTCGCCACCTTCACCTACGGTCTTGGCATGGTTGTACATCGCCCGTCGAGAAAGTCGAGCGGAAGGTTTAGGAAGGGCCCGGGCACACCTCGTGAACGCGAGGATGCGCCTGGGCTCGACCGCCGCCTTCCGCCTCAACCACCGTTGGAGGCGATTTGGAACTTCCGGAACGTACTCCACATCCCGAGCCGTCAAGCACACATCCCGGAGAGATGTGCAGAGATCCTTGATCTTTGCACACATCCAGTCAGTGCCCCTCGGGCTGGAGTGCGAAACCCACTCACGGAAGGCCCAACAACCATTCTCCTGAGAGAAACCAGAGGCCACAAGGCCAGACCAAACCGCCTGCCAAGCAGCGGTTTGGTTATCGACAATACGCCGATGGGACTTCTGGGTACTACGCTTCTCAGCGGGGTAGCCAGAGGGACCTACTACACGGCCAAGAAGAAGAGACGGTAGTCTCTTCTTGATGATCCTTAACCAAAGTTCTTGATCCAAGACAATTCAACTTTCCAAATTTTTGAACAGACGACTCCCAAGATTCGTAGAGAGTTGTAA